AGGTCCCGTTGGACCTGTTTTTCCATCTGCGCCCGTCGGCCCGGTGGCAGTTGCATCGCTTCCTGTCGGGCCTGTTTTTCCGTCGCTTCCGCTAGGTCCCGTTGGACCTGCAACTGTGGAGTCTGCGCCCGTCGGACCTGCGACTGTTGAGTCTGCCCCTGTCGCGCCGTCTGCGCCGCTTGGTCCTGTCGGCCCAGTAACTCCGCCAGTAGGGCCTGTCGGGCCTGTTGCTCCGCCACTTCCACCGCCAGAAATATCCAGCCAGGTTGTACCATCGCATATAACTATCCTTGCTTCATCCTGACCAACGGTAACAATCGTATTTCCTGCGTCATCCTTTACAGTAAGATCTTCGTCTGCATCAGCAGTATTGACAATGTAGAATATATGATTCTTATCACTTTCAGCAGGCAATTCAACATCACGCCCGGCACCATCTGGATTCAAATATTGCACCGGAGCATCAGCATCGACCAATGTCTTAGCGGCTGCAAGATCCTCCGTATTAGAATTCAATCCAAGAGGCGCGGTATATTTTAGCCACGCTCTAGGGTTATTAATATGCTTAGATTCATAAAGCTCAACATCGTTAGTTACATCCGCCCCGAATCCGGTTGGATTAGCCATATATTACTCCTGCGCTCCATAACAGAGCGAAATAAAATTATCTGTTACCGTTTGAGGATCATGCCACTCCTCAATGTATTTCTTTCCTGTTGCCGCCCATTCATTGCGGTTATTTTCGTCTTTGAAAAACTCTATAGCTTTCTCTAATTCATCAGCATTTCTTACCCTGTAAAACGGCAAGTAGCCAACCTCTTCAATAATCATCTGGCAACGGTCGTCTGACGCGTCTGATATAACAGTCATCCCAAGCGCCCACGCTTCAAGAGAGTTGCATCCATAACCTATTGCTTCTTTTCCAACCTGGTCAATTAATATACTAGCTTTAGATTTTCTATCAATGCACTTATCCCAATCAATACCTTCAATTATGTCAAGTTCAACATTGTTTATATTCTCAAACGCTTGTAAAACGATATTTGTACCTTTTTTATTTCTTCCAGTTGGCGCGTGGACTACTTTGAGGATTCCAGTTGGCTCAACCCGTGATATATTCTCGATTGGAAGGCCAATCCACTTTGCCCCATATTCGCTCAAGTCTATAGTTGTACAGAATCTCTGAATGCCTACTGTATGAGCGTTCTCCATTGGCCACATCATGCGATAATATGATCCAAGATAAGTCTTTACTCCAGGTTTACCTTTTGGTAATGGAAAATCATCATAAGCGTTTACAATATCAGCCCACTCTATCAATGCCTTCAGCTTTTCTGGAGAAGGTGAAAGTACGTCATATCCATAACCGAACTCGTGATCATTGATACAAACGAGTTTAGCCTCGTGTACCGTATAATCGTTGATAGCCTTTGCCAGCCTATAACCAGCACCTGCCCAGTCGTGATTGGTAAGAAATAATACCTTCAAGTGTCTATCAGGAACTTCATCAAGATGACTTGAGAACCAACTTAGATTACTCTTTAGCCGTAGATCACCAGGCCGCATCTTCAAAGCAATTCGCGCATGTTTTCTACCTTCTGCGAAATGCTCAGTCTTATACAACGACCTTGCATATAAATCATGTATATAATGACCGTGCCAGTAATCATCTACGTAATCATTCTTAGGTTTTGGCAGTTTTAACATACAAGCCAATATTCCACACGCTAGGTCAAAATGACCTCTTGCATAATATAACTCTGCAATCTCCCCCCACCATTCACGCCTAAGAGGAGATAAAGCACATGCTCTGTAAAGCGCGTCAATCTGCTTATTTGGGTTTTTCAATTCTTTATGACATTGTGCAATTCTGTATAGAGCATTACATTCATCGTGGTCTGGTATCTTCATATATCTGTCAAATATCTTTAGCGCTTCTTTCCATTTCTTCAGATAACAATATTGACGCCCAAGATAATAAAGTGTTCTGCTTGACTTTGGCCATTCTTTTAGATCCATTAATAATCTATCTAATGTATATTGCAGTTTCCAGCTATTCCTTGCCGGGATTGATCTATGTTCCCATACAAAGTCAGTTGCACCCTGTTTATATTTTGGATCTTGCTTTATTGGTAATTCGTGCGCTCGATATTTGTATAACCACGCGCCCTTTTTCCACACCCGCATTTGTGGAAATTCTAAGGTTGTTTTGTTCGCTTTGTCCTTATACTGCAGCCGGATAGTAAACCCGTCCTTGTCAGTCTTAGACAAGAACTCTCTTAATCCTTCCGGGTCTGCAATCTGTTCATCACAATCAAGAATAATAATCCAATCACCAGAAGCCTCGCTAATCGCTCTATTTCGTGATTGCGCCTTATGATACCTGTCTGCGCCTGTACTAACTAAGCACCCCAGCTTTGTCGCAATTTCTACCGTATTATCTTCACTCCCGGTATCGACAACAATAATCTCATCAGCCAATCCAACTGTGCTATTAACGGCTGTCTCAATTATTGATTCCTCATTCCATGTAATCATGCAAACTGATACTTTCATTATCTACCTTTCAATTAAAAGAATACTGTGCTCATTTGAGCAACAGACGGCAATGTATATGTAAGCTCTAATTTAGGTGGATTAGCTTCACCAGGATTCCTAAACCAATACATATTCAATTCATCCTCAGAACTTGATTTCAAAAGAAAACCATAATTATTACCCTGTCTCATTGTGCGAACTGCGCCCAATCCTGTAGCACCAAATTCCCATTTGCACCATCTCGGGGCGTCTCCAGGGGCTAGATTAAAGTCATCGCATAAATCGGTGTAATCACCACCGGCGGCAGCCCAGTTTGTCGGCCCTCCAAGTCTCTGAGTGTTATCGACATAGAAACTGTCCCATTCGCTTGTAACACGATAAAAATAGAATGAATGTGATACTGTTGCAGAATCGGCGTCCATGTATAAGGATAGGTCTGCAACTGTAAAGGTTGCCTCATATGGTATTGTGCTTAAGTCAAACCACAGCAACCCGCGCAACCATTCATTAGCGTTTGTTACTCCACCAATCTTGTCAAAGTTGTAATGCACGCCTTGATCTAAACTAGAGCCAGGAATACAACACGCCTCCCATTGATCAGAACTCGCAGCGTAAAGAGTTGTAGAAAGGCTCATGCTGTGCGCTCCACAATAACGCTTACTGTAACTATTTTCATTGTTGTGCAACTATCTACATTTGCAAATATCCAAGAACCTTTTGCAAGTGCAACCGTCCAGTCTGTTAGAGTTGTATCTTCTGACTTTGTGGCAGTCGTTACCGTTGGAGGAGTTGCGTCTGTAATACTGTCTGCATCAGTTGGCATAAGATTAGCGTATGTATCTACCCATAAGTCAACTACGATACTTCCACTCGTAGCCAATAATTCAGCTATTCTCACAGATTTTATTGTGCATTTACAAGGAACCTCTATACCACCTTTTACCCCTGTTGTGATGACATCCTGACCGTTGCCAATAGTAAACTCGATTGCGCCCTCTTGTGAGTACCATTCCTTAGCTGTTGCTCCAGCGTTTGTACGTGATATTTGACCAGCCGTACCAATAGCGCGGCGGCTTTTAGCCGTTGCACTTGTGTATAAATCATCATCCCCTGCTGTAGTTCCCACCCATATCGCCGCTAGGTTATCCTTGAGATATGTTTTGTGCTGTCCGGCTGTCCAAAGATCACCGGTTGCCACAACTGGAAAGTCTGAGGAATATGCCATTATTTACCGTCCTTTGGTTTCCAGTTACGAGCACCACAAACCGGCTCTGCTAGAAATTCCCTGTCAATATAGTTACCGCCTCTATTTTTCACTACCGCGTTACTCATTGTTCGTATTTCAACAGCTTCTCTATTCATGGGGAACTGTACCCTTCGACCGGCTCCACCAATCGCATAATTGCCACACGAGAAACAATAGAATATCTTTTCTTCTGGCTCAACATATTCAGATCCACAACCACACGCCGGACATATTGCAATCCAACGCCCGTGATTGATTTCTGCAATAGCAGGTTCAGCATCACGTTTGATCTTCTCCGTGAACGGTGTATCTATCTGATTCTTTTTATTCATCCTGATAGATAACTTTCTTATCCATTCGCGGTGTGATTTAAGACCATCTCTTTTTGCTATATCGGTTGCTGTAATAACCTTATCCATAATTCTCCTTAGTAAGCGAATACGCTCGTCACTCCCATTTCAACCGGGAATTTCCACATGCCATCAAGGTCTGAGAACGGAGGTTCTAACCACAATGTAGTGTGAACAATACCGCCTCCACCGCCATATGTTTGATGGCGTATCTTTCCAATCCTATAATCATCATCTATGCTGTAATCAGCAATAGTTAATGTAATCTTTTCCATTAATTCAAATTCAATCTGTTGTTCTGCGTCCGTTTCCATTTCTATGACCGGATAAAAACTATCCTCAGATAATGAAAAGGCTAAGAATCCTGCAAGGTCAACCGCTGTATTTACGTCTTGCAGCCATGGTAGATATTCTGTGAATACTGCGTTACCCGTTCCGCTGCTATTGGTTACCGTTGTTTCATCCGGCTCATCAATAGCATCGCCGCGCAACTTCAGCAAGGTTACATATCCGTTTTGTGCTGAATCGTTATCAATGACCATCTTTGCAGATGTACCGAAATTAGTTATAGTTACAGTAAAGTCTGCTGTTAAATCATCCCCGCCACCGCCTGATTGTGTGTTCGCTGTGTAATCAGTTGTAGCCTGGCATAAAATAGTTTTTCCTGCAACGTACCTGTTATCATATGTATAGTTTCCCCATACTTCTAGTGAGTCCCCTGAACTCACACTCGGCGTGTCTTGTAACCGCCATAACTCGGCAGTAGCTTGTAATTTCTTTATAGATACTGTTAGATTGACTACATTTTTAACAACTTCCCACGGTTGCCTAACTAATGGGTTTGGCGATATATCAGCGCCTGTAAGTGTTACTGCAGCCGTATAAACATGGTGTCGTCCATAATAAGTTGCTGTTCCATCTTTAGCAATATAAAACTCTCCCATCTCTGATATTGCCAATTCATGAACCGCATTAGCTGCGTTCTTTTGTGAGATCCACCAGTAGTCAATCGTGTCTGCTCCGGCCTCTAAACTTGTAGAATCATCCCATCCAATATAGTCTAAAATATCCTCTATCGCATCGCCTGTTCCAATTCCTTCTGATAGTGCTATGTTCGCGTTTTCATCTCTCAATCTACGCGCCCCATCTTCACCTGTAATGATCACGCTATCAATACCATTCAACCGTTGAGGTTCAATATTTGAAATGTAGCCCGTAAAGACTGGCAATCTGTCACCTGAATATCCTTTCTGGTAATCCAGTTTGAATTTCTTTTCCGGGCCTACATTGGGATACAGAGCACTAGCCACATTATACGCATTGTAAATTCCGGTATCATTTCGGAGTTTTAGAGTGCATATACCGACCGGCATCTTCCCGAAGCCAGCGCCGCCAGGGTTGATCTTATTCTCCCGCCCGCGCTGAACATCTACACCATTAGTTAAAATATATTCACTTACCTGGTCAACACCAACCCATGTATCATCACCGGCCCAATCAATCTGTAAGAACCAATAATTAACGCCTTCTTTCAGACACGGCTTTGCACCGTACAATCCTTGACCAAATTTGCACTGTCCGTACTTAGCCATTAAGCGCCTTCCATTACTTTTCTTGTTACGTTACGGATAATCGGAGTTAATATTCTCTCTGCTTCATACTGTGATCCGGCGGTTATAACCATCGGGGCTGTAATCGTCACGTTGAATCCTCCGCCCATTGCCATGCCTCCAGCAGCAGCACCAGTTAGTTGAGGAATAACAGATTTGACCGCATTGACAGGGATACTTGAGGCATTAGTAACGCCTTGCTCCATTCCAATCATCATATTAGCGCCGATCTTTTTGAATACCTTAGATGGCGAACCCTCGTCTAATAAATCTCTTACTGTGTCTATTGCTGTTCTAACTGGGTCAGCAACTGCGTTAACAAGATCCTGAGCTTTTCCTGTTATCCCATCAATCAATCCTTGTATCCAATCGCTGCCAACTGTTTTTATCTCTGTTATCTTATCTTTAACAGCGTCTCTTATTTCGTCAAATTTATCCTTGATAGAGGTTTTTAATTCTGTTACCTTTTCTTTAGCTGTGTCTTTTATTTCATCTATCTTTTCTCTAACTGCATCTTTCATTTCGGTAAACTTTTCTTTGATAGCTTCTTTTAGTTCATCAAGCTTCTTTTTAACAGCGATTCTTATTTCAATAAGTTTAATTTTTGCATGATAATTCAACATAAGTAATTTATCTACAATATCAAGTTTTAGTTTTTCAATGTTTGTGCCAAATAGGCCTAAAATGATATTCAAGCCCTCATCAAACGAGACGCTTATATCAGCGAGCCATTTTTTCCAATCGCCGCTTATAAGAGCTAGAACTGTATTCTTGATAAGTGACCAACCAAAATGAAACTCTGCTGCCGCTATTGCAAACATCCATTTGAACGGAAACAGAATAACGTCTAATATTTCATCGCCCCAATTTCTCCAAACAAGTAATAACATTGACTTTATTCCCCACCAACCCGCCTGCAGCGCCTTTCCGAGTGCTTCTAACCAAACACTAATTTCATTGAGATCTATCATCAATGGCACTTTTACATGTTCTTCAAACCACGTTGCAGTACCTGACCAAGCTAATTTGAATTTATTAACAACCATTTGAGAATTATTACCAAATTCTGTTTGGCTGTCATCAGCGGCCCATATTGCACTTTCAACGTCTAGCATATATTTTTCTAAAGCATTCTCTTCTGGTGGTTCAACTCCGAAGAACTCTTCAAGTTTTTCTATTACGTCCTGAATAAATCCTATTATCGGAGAAGCTACAAACTCTCCAATCCAATCAAACACCTCGCTTATTTTTGGAAGGACTTTATCAGTGAACCAATCGTATATCTCAGACATTTTAGGAATTAACTTATTAGTCAACCAATCTGTAATAATCGGAAGCCATTTATCGGCTAATTCAGACAAGTTGCCAACAATCTTTGTAAACAATGGAATAAGTGCAAGGCCGATCTTATCTTTGAAGTTCTGCCAGGTAACGCTAAATGCTTCTGAAGCGTGTTTTGCAGTACCTAACACGTCGGGAAGGTTAGCGGTATTCTCTTCTAGCTTTGCCATGACTTGAGCATTAAGCGCTATTTGTTTTTCTTGCTTTGACATTTCTGCAACTGTTTTTCCGCTCTCTTTCGCCCATGTTTCATACGCTGCATTGAGGTCAACAACAATACCTAAGTTGTCAAGAATCATAGGTGATAAACGCCCGATACCATCTACGTAACCATCCATGAGATAGTTAACATCAACACCAGTTGAGTTCGCTATCTTTCTAAAATATTTCATACTATCTGGAAGATCACCGGCGAACTCCTTTCCAATTAATTGAGCCGCTTTGTTAAATGATTGCATTAATTCAGTATCTTTAACCATACCAGCGCTTCCCTCTTGCATACGCTTAAGCATTACATCTGCTGATTCCCCCATGTCTTCAACTGTTGCCTTGAATCCACCTGCAACGCCTTCAAGGGTCATTGCACCGGTAATCATTTCTTTGCCGATATTAAAAACAGCGCTAGTGACTTTAGTGGCTAGAACAGTAAGACCAGCACCAACAGCCGCGCCTATCATAAGTGGAATGGATGACGCCCACTTTTTAGTCTTACTTTTCGCGCCGCCTAATGTCTTATCAAGCCCCTTATCATCACCCTTGACGTATACAATCGCATCGCCTAATTTAACACTCATGCTACCTCCAGCAATGTTGGCTGTTTCTGCGCTTCCTCAACTCTACTCATTGCTATCTTGTAATATTCTTCATCATTATCGCATCCCGTGAAGTTCCTGCCCGTGTTCACGCACGCCACCGCTGTTGTGCCACTACCGCAGCAGAAATCCATGACGGTATCGCCTTCGTTGGTGTAGGTGCGGATTAGGTACTCGTACATGGCAACGGGCTTTTGTGTGGGGTGTAATGTAAACTCGCGGGAGTTTGGGCGCAAAGAATTTATTTTTATTATTGATGATGGATTCTTGAAATTAGAATCATATTCTAAAGAATCAATTTCAATATATTTCAATCCAGTTTGTTGACTTTGCGAATTGTGAAATTTATATCCAGATTCTTGTGCTTGTTTAATTCTCGGACTTTCTCTTTTAATCATTTGTTTGTTATAAATAGATTGCATCAAATAAAACACACAAACATCCTCGTGGTATTTCATGGGCTGTTTATTTGATAATGCAATATTTGACGGATTCGATTTTTCCCACACCCAACAATATTTGAAGTTATCAACATTACTCATCACCAACGCACTTGTGAATGGCTGGCTCGCAGTCGTAACGAATGCCCCTCTATCCTTCAGCACCCTCTTTGCCTGTTCCCACATTGGCTCGAATGGAATGATGTTATCCCACTTACACGCTGTCGTACCGTAGGGCAAGTCGGTGATAATTGCGTCAATACTCTTATCAGGAATTGTCAAGATGTAATCATGCCAGTCGGATAATCTAATGTCAATCACTAAACTTTGCTCCCATTGTTCGCATCATATCGTTACCGTCCTTTGGTTTACTTTTATCTTGCATAGCCTCTCCAAGAACTTCAAATAATGCGATGGCATTAAGTTTTGACTCAAACCGTTTACGTTTAATGTACGATTGAGTTAATAGGGTCAGCTCTACATCGTTGTATTCATCAGACCACTGACCCCATTCACTTAGTGCTAATTCGTCTAAGTCTGCGGGATGTTGGAGGTAATCGCTTTCAATTTCGGTAACACCTGGTCGAAAGGGAGCGCTAAGAGCACCACCTCAACAAATGCGGTAAAGGCTTCGTCAGGGTAACACTCGTTGATAATATCTGTGTTTTCAGGTGAAAACTCGATCATCAAATCAAGTATCTTTTCAAGCACGTTAGGTATTGCTGCCATGGCGCCTGAAACAAGCCCTTTCAAAGCCTCATAGTCCGTTAGGTCAGTGTCCGGTGCAGACAACATGATTTCTGTTATCCCCTTCACCTCTACCTCGACCTTCTTTAACCATTTTGCAGTTGCCCGCGTCTTCAACGGTTTTATTACTACATCATGTTCATCTAGTTTTACTGTTATCGTTTTCAATTACCGAACCTTTCACTATGCGGTTATATTAGCTGTTATTCGTTGGAATAATGCCAACTCTTCACCGGCTGATTGACTTGTGTCTGCAATCGCTTTTATCTGAATCGGGACCCCAACGTAATCATCAGTCTTTTTGCTGAACTCAAGATTACCGTTGATCATTGCAGTACCCTTGTGAACGAATACTCTAACTGGTTGATCCACGCCTGATGTATCGATGAACAGACCCTCAAAGCCCCACTCGCGCTCTGTGAGTTCTGCAACTCCGCCCAATCCTGTTTGTTCAAATGCCTTTGTGTCACCATCGGCTGCGGTTTCAGAAACTCCATCTTGCTCACTAGCTGCTAATTGCAAGTAATCTGCTGTTAGCTCAGACAGTACAGTTTCAAGTGTTAGATTCTCTGAAATTCTCCAGCGTTTTACTGGGGCCAAAGTTTCCTGAACATTTATGTCAGACTCTTCTGATTCATAAGCCAGTGTTAGCGGTTCTTTAGTAAAGCCGACCCTTACCCAATCGCCGCCCCAGGCTTCATCAAATGCAATGTCATCAGTATCTGGTGCGGTGGTGCCGGTCGGTGCGTACCAAAGTACGGCTCCTGATTTTATAATATTTCCTACTGCTGGTGTCGCCATATTTATCTCCTATTGTTTCAATACGACCATGAAATAGCCTAGTACAAAATTCCATCCTGTATCTGGCTCTTCTAATGGTTGTCCGCCGCCATCACACTCCGCATGGAGAATGGTACTTGTTGCAGCGTTTTGTAGTGCATCATATAAAGCTCTGTAACAGGTCATAGCGTTCATATCGGTTGAACCGTAACATTTAGCCTGGATAGGTACTATCAAAACTGCATCGTCATAATCCGGCGTTTGGTCTCTTGCTATGAATGCAACCCCGCTACCATCAGACGGTGTATAGCCAACAGCCGGAAATTCACGCCCAGCCCATATTCGACCAGTTCCAGTCAGATCTGTTAGACCGTCTACTGTAATGAGATAATCCCTAATCTTCTTGTGTGCATCAATCAAGGTTATGCTCCTTCGCTACGGTTTTTATAATGCCGTTAACTTCTTTTTTTACTTTGTTAAGCGCTTTATACAAAAATGATTTGTGCATCTCATTATATATGGTGTAATTGGCTGCTGCGTGAACCATTGCGTCATGCTTCTTTTTGGGTGGTTGTGACGCCTTTGAATGCCAGCTAGTTTGTCCTGTTTTCTTACTCTTATAATATCCATCTGGATCTGTTTTTCCTCTGCGAGATTCACCATCGGCTGCTACTGTGTAAATTGCATTACGCAGAAATCCAGTATCAACAGGAGCATCAACTTTAGCGTACCCTTCGACTTGAAAGGCTGCTGCAGTGAGAATATCGTCTGTTGCATTCTCTACTTCCAGCATCACATTTTTGTCATACCAATTAACCTTACTTTTAGCCATTACAGCCTAAATGCACCAATTTGAACGGCGGTATCTCCTGAATCGTTGTAAGATACATAAACGTACCCGTCATCAGTACTTATCTGGTTATATTGATCCGGTGCGAATGGGCCAAGAAATAGGCTACAATCTGTGTTGAGTGTTACGGTTCTATCTGCAACTGCAAGACCGTCTACTGTACCAGGTGTACTAACTGTTAGGGTGTTTGTTTCTCCTGCATTGGTTACGTGGATGAAGGTTTGACCATCATTTTGGAATTTATCGCCATCGCCGGTATCACCCGTACTATAAGACGGGGTAACTCCAGAGCGTACAATATCATAAACTGTTATAGTTCCTCGTGCCATTTTAGTCTCCTATTATTCTCTTTATGTTTAGGATCAATCCGCTAGGACCGCGCTTTACTGGCCCAACGATTGAATAATCTCTATCTGTAACATCAGTATCATATCTGTGTGTTATGCGGATCCTGTCTGTAGCGTCAATGGTTGTATTAATGGGTAATCGTAATCGTGCATCGAATAACGGTACTTCTCCGCTGTCATGTGTCTCTGACGTTTTTACAGGCTCGAACCCGCATGATATTGAAGAAAGTCTAATAGTGTAGGATTGTGTAGGGTTGCCCCAGTCATTAACCACAGATGAATAATCCAAAATAACGCAAGTGTCTTGCATTGCGCCATTCTGGGTTTCCTGCATCCTGGTCAACTCGTTGCTAGTTAGAACTCTCATCAATCGTCACTCGGTTCTGGATTATTTATGATCCATGGTGTTGCATCAACCGCTCCGCCTTCTTTTGGCCATTTGATCAATGTTGCAGTCTTTGAATAGCGTCTGGCTTTGTGCATTCGTGCTGCTGCCATATATTGCTCATAGACCTGTGAACGGGTGTACTTTCCACCATCAGCGGAAAAGTCAAAATCAACGCTAACCGTTGCGGCTTTTTCTTCCCAAACATCAGCAGCGGCGGCGTGTAGATCATATGTGTCAATCCAGTTATCATTCTCGTCTTGTGTGGGCGGCTCAGTAGAAGTGTCCCATGTATAGGGTGCTTCTCCGCGCTCATCCATCACCGGATATGATTCTATGTAGGTTGTCAGTACTCCATCCGTATAAGGATCAAGAATATCTGATTCACCAACCATTCTGCGTAATTGTGCTATCTGTGCTGCCGTCGCTGCCATTAGTTACTCCTAAGCTAATCTGATATATTCCACAAATAACTCTGCGGCCAAGCCAACAGAGGTCGCAGATCCGGTAAAGGTGATATATTCGTCACTTTCCCAGATTACGGCTTCTTCGGTTTCGTTGACTGGAACGGCTTGACAATTAAACGCCTTGCCGCCTACTGTTGCCTCGAGCATGTCAAAGGAACTTAGAATATCAGTTGCCTTTACACCGGTTGCAGCAATACCTACATCAAGATTACCCGCTCCGGTTGAACCGGTTGTAAAATACATAAATGTTCTGGTGATAACTAAATCCACGCCTTCAGGATTCAAGTATTCTCCAAGACCTGCATTGGCCGCAGAAACAGCGCCGGTTAAATCAAGCGTAAGCCTTCCGCGTCCTTCACTTTCAATCGCTACTGTCATTTTTTATACTCCAAAGGCCGGAATCTCACCGGCCATATTTTTATTTATGCTACTGATGCAACAACTGCCAAGCCCATGCTTGTTCCTGTTCCTTGATCTGGCGATCCAGATACCCAAACACATGCTTTAGCCTGGTCTTCCCAGTCATCAATGCCACTATTTCTGAAACATCCCTGTAATAAGAAATGCTGTCTAGTTGTATCAACGGTGTCAATTTCAAATGCAGTATCAATATTAGTGTCTGACTCATTGAAGAAATAGCAGTTTTTAAACAGCATGTACTCAATGATTCCAGCGCCTGCATCAGATTCTACGATCATCGCTCCAGCGTTTGATGCGTGAATGCCGAAGAAACAATCTTCAAATACAACACGTGGAACAAACCCGGTCAGCATTGCAACACAGCGAACACCTGTTGGTTGTGAAATACTTGTCAGTCCGAATGTGCAATTCTTGAATAGATGCTCTCCATCGTCACCAGACAGACCTAAAGAATACGATCCGTCAACACAATTTGTGGCATGACCTGATCCAGCAAAATGAACATTCTCAAAATAGTTACGTCCGCCTGTTACAAGAACATTACCGAGTGCTGTTGCTGTTGCTGCACCATTGAAAATATATATGTCTTTGAAAATACAGCCAGTGCCTGAAACTGTGATTAATGGGGTAGTTGCAATTCCAGCAGCCGCGAAGATTCTCGCCCGTTGTGCTGTACGAACACCTGCGCAAAGTCCGACAAGATGTGTATAGCTCTTTGACCACACGAGCGAAGCTGCCAAGTTATTTCCTGCCGGGCCAGCAATTACGGCTACAACATCGTTTTGTCCACTTGTACATTTGTTGTAAGCTGCCAAGATTGTGAGCATTGGTTTTTCAGGACGTAGACCATCATTGCTATCAGATCCATTTGTTGAGTCCACATAGTAGACATTACTATAAGGACCAACCGGAAGGTTCAACTCGAAATTTATTGTTTTTCTAGGGAATAAACCCATATCATACCTCCTATGGTATCAACGCGCCGAATGGGTATCGGTTAGCTTCTGTTTCTTCTAATCGATTAATTGGATTAGGTAACTGCCAGCCAAGCCGAATTACTGCTCTAAGTGCGACCATGTCCTGTTGGAACAGGTTATAAACAATGTCCCCTGCGCCATCTTGGATAATGCCCTGGTCTGCAATGGTCCAAGTAAGATCTTGTCTAATTGAATAAACAAGCTGTGACCAATCGCCTGAGAACATATAAGCATCTGTTGCAGCGAATGAACCGTTGCGCACAAACTGCATTGGTTGACCGTCAATCGCGTAATCAGAAACACCTTGCATGGATGAGGTAAAGATCAGATTGCCCTCTGTGTCTCTAAGATTACGTAAACGTCCGCGCATTTCAGTTAATGCTAAATGCCCAGTTGGTAAATATCCATCGGCCTCAACAAGGCTAATAACGCCAGTCTCAGCCATTACTTCCGCGTAAAGGTCAGCGCCGGATCCGAGTGTTACATCATTTCCAGCAGCTACAAGACCTGTTAGAATGTCATCCGGCCAAGAAGCTGGTGCATTAGTTCCTACAAGAACGGCTGCGTCAATCGCAACGCCAAAGGCTTCCATTAACAATGGTTTTACTTCGGCCCAAATTGGGTACTTGCTATCGTCCAAAATGCTTTGTGGAATAGGAACAATAACCGCAAGTTCTTCGGCGGTAATGGTCTTATCTTCCCAACACATTCTAGTTGTGTTCTTTAATCCAGTCCTGCCATTAACAAAATAGGCAGTTGGTAAAGACGAGATTACCGGCATTGTCTTTGTTGCGCTAGACATATTAGGTAATCTTTTGGCCATGCTCAAAACATGTGAAAGTTGTGGCACGCCTTTAATTATTTCATTCGCCTCTTCTACGGGAATAAGCGAATCCGCGC